TTGACGTCGTGACGCCAGTCGGCAGGGCTCATGCCCCCATCAAGGGAAAGCCCAATCTTCACATCAATCGGTTTTTCACCTGTACCGTACAGAGTAATTCCACCCGGAGCGGCAGGGACATACACCGTTCCCTGATACTCACCAGGCATCACGGCAATATACTGGCGCTTGTTGGTGCGCTTGATAATTGCCGCATCTACCGCCGCCTGAATCGTGGTATGCGTTACACCTTGAGTACCCGCCGGGCCGACAACAAAGTCAGGTTGCGCAGGCAGGGTAATCGGGGAAGGATTCCACGCTGCCGCACCTGGTGTCAGGGATGCAAAATAGTGTTGAGCATCGAAATTCTGCGCTTCTTTTGCCGACAGAATCGGGCGAGAAGAGGTACCAGGCGCGGTTTGATCAGAAGGACGTTGATCGGGCGGTGTTGAGCTACAGGCGGTCAGCGTCACGCCAAAAGCCAATGCCAGCGCCAGACGGGAAACTGAAAATGTGTTCACAGGTTGCTCCGGGCTATGAAATAGAAAAATGAATCCGTTGAAGCCTGCTTTTTTATACTAAGTTGGCATTATAAAAAAGCATTGCTTATCAATTTGTTGCAACGAACAGGTCACTATCAGTCAAAATAAAATCATTATTTGATTTCAATTTTGTCCCACTCCCTGCCTCTGTCATCACGATACTGTGATGCCATGGTGTCCGACTTATGCCCGAGAAGATGTTGAGCAAACTTATCGCTTATCTGCTTCTCATAGAGTCTTGCAGACAAACTGCGCAACTCGTGAAAGGTAGGCGGATCCCCTTCGAAGGAAAGACCTGATGCTTTTCGTGCGCGCATAAAATACCTTGATACTGTGCCGGATGAAAGCGGTTCGCGACGAGTAGATGCAATTATGGTTTCTCCGCCAAGAATCTCTTTGCATTTATCAAGTGTTTCCTTCATTGATATTCCGAGAGCATCAACATGCAATGCTGTTGGGATGGCAATTTTTACGCCTGTTTTGCTTTGCTCGACATAAAGATATCCATCTACGATATCAGACCACTTCATTTCGCATAAATCACCAACTCGCTGCCCGGTAACAACAGCCAGTTCCATTGCAAGTCTAAGCCAACATGGTGATGATTCTGCTGCTTGATAAATTTTCAGGTATTCGTCAGCCGTAAGTCTTGATCTCCTTACCTCTGATTTTGCTGCGCGAGTGGCAGCGACCGGGTTTGTTGTTATATGGCCTTCAGCTATTGCCTCTCGGAATGCATCGCTCAGTGTTGATCTGATTAACTTGGCTGACGCCGCCTTGCCCTCGTCTATGTATCCATTGAGCATTGCTGCAATTTCTTTTGTGGTGATGTCTTCAAGTGGAACATCAGGTAGCCCCCTCCTTATTGCTTTAATTTTGCTCATGTAATTTATAAGTGTCTTCTGCTTGATTCCTCTGCTGGCGAGGATTTTTTCGTAGCGATCAAGCCATGAATGTAACGTAACAGAATTATCACTGTTGATTCTCGCTGTCAGAGGCTTGTGTTTGTGTCCTGAAAATAACTCAATGTTTGCCTGTATTGCTTCAGTAATTGCTATCCTCCTGTCTCTGCCTAATCCGAACTCTTTACCCGTCCTTGGGTCCCTGTAGCAGTAATATCCATTGTTTCTTATATAAAGGTTAGGGGGTAAATCCCGGCGCTCATGACTTCGCCTTCTTCCCATTTCTGATCCTCTTCAAAAGGCTACCTGTTACTGGTCGATTTAAGTCAACCTTTACCGCTGATTCGTGGAACAGATACTCTCTTCCATCCTTAACCGGAGGAGGGAATATCCTGCATTCGCGCACCCATCGACGAACTGTTTCAAGGCTTCTTGGGCGTCGCTGGCGAGCGTTCCACTCCTGAAGTGTCAAGTACATCGCAAAGTCTCCGCAATTACACGCAAGAAAAAGCCGCATTGATGCGGCGATGGTAGGTCTGGATATCATTGAGCAATGAACAGGCCTCATCGAGTGTGAGGCTGTATGACTCTATTATTTCACCTCTTGTTGTGACATTGTTGAAAAATGGATACCAGCTCGTTGCTGCCAGATGATCCAACCGAGAGTCATATCCCATGCCATGTATTCGTTATCGCCGTTTTTTGCTCTCCGACGATCTACTAAGTCACCGAAACGCTTTTCCATGAATAATTCATAAGCTTCGCGTTCATCTGGTTCTACTTCCAGAGATAGGAGTGCGATTTCATAAGCACGGCGCTCAATATCGTCTCGCACGTCAAGGCTGCTGATACGCTCTTTAATTTCTTTAATCAGTTCTTTGTCGGTAAAAGTGGTCATTATGCTCCAGCCTCCGGTGCTTTTGGCATTACTGCCCAGTGAGTGATATTGACGTTTTCAAGGTCCCCGACCTGAAATGTCCACTGCCATTCTCCGGTTTCTTTTTGTCCCCTGGTGTACCAGAGAGAACGCCAGCCAATTAGCCAGCCTTCTCCGTTAGCATCGAATAACAAAACACTTTCATTTGCTGGTGGCAGTTCAGTTGACACTGGTATTACTTTGTTTTCCTGTGCTGCACATTTAGCTTCAAGCGCATCGAATTTACGCACCAGGTATTCAGCATCCGTTTCATTCACTTTCAGATCTCGCGGTACACATTTCCCGCGAAGAAACCCTTCCATTTCGAAAACATTCATGCGCATTTGCGTAACTCCGATAATTCGTTAAAGCGTTCCATAAACATCCCGTAGGCATGGCCTGGAGCTAGTGGAATCACGTTGAACATCTCTGTTGCCGGGATACCTTCCAGCACAGGCCAGAAAGAGCCATCATCAAGCCCGAGATCGCGGCGTTCGGTTGCCAGCATGATGAGATCGGCATATTTCACGGGGGTACTCATAACCGGGGGTAACCCGTATTTCTCACGGATTACGGCGTCTATTTTTTCTTCCATCCGTTTATAGTCAGGAAGAAGGCGTTTCAGTGGCGCCGGGATGTCCTGGCAATATGCTTCTGTTGCATCATGCATTAACGCTTCAAAAGCAAATTCCTGCGGTACCAGTTGGCTGCAAAGCACCGCATGTTGGGCAACGCTGTAGAAATGTGAAAGATGTCCTGCAAAGCGACAGATATTTGAAAGAGAAACCGCGATATCGTTAATAACGATGTCGTCTTTATTTATCCTGTCATAATAAAAATGCTTCCCGGAAAAAGTTTTAATAAATGACATTTTGTTCTCCACGTATATGCGCTGCACCGCGCTGAGTTCTGGTAAAAGGAAGCCCTCACCATCCGGCGATTATTGAGTCAATTACGTTTCCATAAATGCCCCCGCAGGGGCATTTGCAGTAATGAAATCAGGCGGTGAAAGTACCAATAAAGGTTTCTACTTTGCTGTCCTTGAATTTCTCAACAAGCAGATCACGAAATTCGTTAGCCATTTCTTCCTGCACTGCTTCCAGCTGAATAATGCGCAGAACCAGTACAGGACGATCGCCAGTGATAATGCTGAGGCGTAATTTAAACGGACGTTCTTTCAGGCCTTCAAACGGAACGCATTTAAATTCAAATGCCACAGGCATAATATCTTTGGTCTTCGCTTCGACAGACTCCATCAGGGAGCGTTTGCCGCTGAAGTCATTGTCTTCAAAATCAGCGGTCTGGTTTGCTTCAATCGTGATTTTACGGACTGCCGCAGCCGCTTTTGTTGCCTGAATAGCATCACCATTAGCATCAAAGCCCACAAGGTAGTCGGCCCAGTCTTCGAGCCATTCTGCCAGTGACTTCTGGTAGTTACGCTCACCGTTAACAGACAACAGGGCAGAGAACGGTGCTGTCTTTTTCAGTTTGAGAGTGGCGGTGTTATCTGCGTGACCTGGTTCATCAATAGTACCCAGGTTAAGTACACTGACGGCACGCATATTATCAGCATCGATAAAGCAGCGGGTGCCTTCATCTGCAAGATCTTTAGAATAACGGGTAAAGTCATCGATGCTGGCAGTGGAAAGCGCACCACGGAAACGGAAGCGATTTAAATTAAATTTTTCCAGATCATGAATGCGGAAATTCTCAGGCAATGCCACAGCATCGGCACCAATCTTACTGATAATTTCATTAACACCCTGAGCAGAAATAAGGGCATGGATTTGATTAATTGCGGTTGCGTCTAAGTTCTGAGACATAATAAGTCCTCACTATATAAAGATATTCAGTGATGAGATAAATAATCAGTTAATTAAGAACGATATTAATGACCTGCTGCGCGTAATTTTCCGTCAGGCTCACCGGCAAGAGTCAGTAATTGTCCCTGGTCTTCCTGCAGAATAGTCAGGCGACCACCGCGATTGACATACATCGGCGTTTCGGTGGTGTCTTCTTCGGAAATTTTCCCGCGGTTAGTCGGGCGAACATATGAGAGTTTGTGTTTGATTTTCACACGGTTCTCATCAAATGGTTCGATTTCCAGGTTGAGTGAGACCTTACCTTTGGTTTTCGTGTTCATCACACCGGAAGCGACTTCACTGAGAACTGCGCCGATTTTGGTTTCAAATACGCCGCCGTCCAGCTCCCCGATAAATGCCTGCACATCAGTACTGCGTTCGCTAGCCATTTTGCTGCTCCTCATCATATCGACCCTGCAAGGTCGGTTGGTTTCTCCACAAAACAGAGAAGAACACCTGCGGTGGCAGCCGCCCGGATGGATTGGGTTATGAGCCCGTCGTCCGGTGATGCTCTTCTCTGTTTTGTAAAAAGGACGGTACCAGCCGGAAGCAAGGGTACAAACTGGTACCGCCAGGACTACACACAGCATAAAGTTGTGGTGCCTGGTGCCTCCCGGTGCCTGGCGAAGGTTGCACACCAGACGGGTGGGTATCCACAGAAGGTCGACTGTCAGCCTCAACCTTAACCCGCGTGCGCTGAGCCGCATTCACCACAACGCCAAGGATTCTCTTTGGTTGAAAATACTTAGCTGTTATGTGCCTGTCTTTTCACCACTTCAGGCTCGGTGGTATCCTTTTAAGCCCGTATACATAAAAGGAAAATCAAATGACTTTTGATGAAAAAGAACTTGATAATGCAATTAATAAAATCATCGTAACGTCGCTCTTTTCCTGTCTCAGCGACACTCAGCAGAAACAGTTCTACGAATCGGCTTTCAACATGATCGAGAGTTGTTGTTTCTGCGATGCCGACGAGTTACCTGAAATAATCAGGAAACAGTTGGCTGATGCTCTTCGAGTGCGACTTTCTGACCAATTTTCTGAAATGTGCTCTCCGAATTTGGACAAATAGAAAAAGGCCATTTCCATTCAGGGTCTGATGGAAATACTTCAGCCTGTTCCAAAGCACGGCGTAAAGAGAATACAACTCCAGCCATAGCCTGATGTTTCCCATTGGTCCAGCTATCGCCGCTCTGATCTACAGGAGCGGCTATGTCGTATGACCAAACGACTTCACCACTATTGTTTAAAATCTGGACTTTCATTTTGTTCTTTAACCTCCAGATTTCCGCGCATCTAAAGGTGCATTCTCATTTGGTGTGAACTGAATAGTTGTGCTGATATTGATTAATGCTCCGACACACAAGACTACGCACTCAGAGCAGATAGCAACTTCATCTTTTCCGCCTTTGGCGATGATTTTTTTTGCCTGCAGCTCGTTTGCGCCACAAAACGAGCATGTGAAATAACGGTTCATTTGCGCTCTCTTACACATAGTATTTAACGAATCATCCGGTCATCCATACGCCACCGGCGGCTACTTCGTGGGCGTCCTGCCTGTTCGTTATCTTTGACATAAAATCTAACTTAACTTAGTTATTATGGCAAGAGAAAACACCAAACTTTTCTTAGTTCGGTGCCTTAGTTAGAGAAGAGAGGTCTTAGAGTTCGTATTGAACTCCTTTGACTACACCAATGATAAGGCAATTACCATTGATAGGGATGTTGGGATACCGAGGATTTAATGGCACTAAAAACTTTTGAGGGCCATCGATGACTAATTTTTTTACTGTAGCTTCGTTTGTTCCATCAAGTCGAGCGATGACTATTTTTCCATGACGAGGTTCTGCATCTGGATCTACAATCACTGTTGCGCCTTCTGGTATTGTTGGGAGGCCATTAGGGTTAGTCATGGAGTCACCTTTAACCTCTAATGCAAATGAGTTATCACCAATCTTTAATGATGTATCTACCCACTTGTCCACTTCACTAAACACTTCTGCTGCCCTGCACTCAGTAAACTGCCCAGCCTGAACCCACGATATTACAGGAACTCTGCGCATGTTTGTGACGAGTTTGCCTTCAAACTCAGCACCATAAAGAATGTAATCTATTGACGTATTGAAGAACTTCGCTAATTTCGAAAGTGCCTCCCCACCAGGGGTATTGATGTCTTTCTCCCAGTACCCCACAGCAACGTCGCTTACTCCACAAAATTTACCCAATTCTTTCTGGGACGTTCTGGTAACTCTTCTCAGAGCTTTTATACGCTGACCAACCGTTTCCATAGGAGCACCATTTCTTGAATTGCTAAGTAATCTTAGTTTTTATTGACCAAAGATAGATTTGTAATTAGCATCTAATAAAACTTAGTTTGGAGGGCGTATGACAACTGACGATATCGAAAGCTACTTCGGCAGTATTGAGAAAGTTGCTGCTTTTTTCGGCATAACAACTGAAGCCGTTTATCAGTGGCGAAACCGTCCGGGCCAGTTAATTCCAAAAGGACGTGCAGCAGAAGCTGCATATAGAACTTGCGGACGGTTGCCATTTAAACCTGAGCTTTATGAAAAATCTAATGGATAAATCGATTAACAGAAACCACAGAACGATGAGGCTAACCGTGGGTAAGCATCACTGGAAAGTAGAAAAACAGCCTGAGTGGTACGTGAAAGCTGTCAGAAAAACTATCGCAAAGTTGCCGGGTGGTTACGCTGAAGCAGCTGACTGGCTGGATGTAACAGAGAACGCATTATTTAACCGCCTTCGTGCTGATGGCGATCAGATTTTCCCGCTGGGATGGGCAATGATTTTGCAACGTGCTGGTGGAACTCACTTCATTGCTGATGCTGTGGCGCAGTCTGCTAATGGCGTCTTTGTGTCTCTTCCTGACGTCGAGGATGTGGACAACGCCGATATTAACCAGCGTCTGCTGGAAGTCATTGAACAGATCGGCAGTTATTCAAAACAGATTCGTTCAGCAATCGAAGACGGTGTAGTGGAACCGCATGAGAAGACAGCAATTAACGACGAGCTGTATCTCTCAATTTCGAAGCTGCAGGAGCATGCAGCACTTGTCTACAAAATTTTTTGCATTTCAGAAAGTAATGACGCCCGCGAGTGTGCAGCTCCGGGCGTCGTGGCGTCGATTGCTTCTGGTTGTGGAGAAACTAACGCATGAACAGTTTAACAACACACTACCGTCGCTCGCAACTGATTGCGCTTCCTGTACCGGGTGGAAAAGCGAAGGTGGAGTATTGCTATGCAGTAAATGTACCAGGTGACAGGGAAATTGTAACCCACAGCTTTGCAGAGTGGGCTGTGGGTGATTTCAACCGGCAGAAGGAGACAGTCCTTTGCGACAAGTTAACCGCTGGTTCAAAGATCACTACGGAGTGCCCGTCAGAGTCATTCGTTGGGAGCCGGAAACACAACGGGTTATCTACCTCCGCGAAGGCTATGAGCATGAGTGCTTCAGTCCGCTCGAACAGTTTCGTCGTAAATTCAGGGAAATAGAGGTCGGTCATGAGCACTAAATTAACCGGCTATGTATGGGATGGTTGCGCAGCGTCAGGCATGAAATTATCCAGCGTGGCAATTATGGCCCGCCTGGCTGATTTCAGTAATGACGAAGGTGTGTGCTGGCCATCAATTGAAACCATTGCCCGCCAGATTGGCGCGGGGATGAGTACCGTCAGAACGGCTATCGCACGGCTGGAAGCAGAAGGCTGGTTAACGCGTAAGGCGCGTCGCCAGGGTAACCGCAATGCATCGAATGTTTATCAGCTTAACGTTGCGAAGCTTCAGGCAGCGGCATTTTCTCAACTGTCAGATTCTGACACGTCAAAATCTGACGCATCAAAATCTGACCCGTCAAAATTTGATGCGTCGAAATCTGGCAAAAAAGCGGGTTTTCACCCGTCAGAATCTGGCGGGGATCCGTCAGTAAAATCAAAACATGATCCGTCAGATAAAAAAACTTCTCGTCCGGACGCTTCGCAACCGGACACGCAGACGGATGAACAGGATTTTTTAACTCGCCATCCTGATGCGGTTGTATTCAGCCCTAAAAAGCGCCAGTGGGGGACGCAGGATGATTTGACCTGCGCACAGTGGCTCTGGAAAAAAATCATCGCCCTGTACGAGCAGGCCGCCGAATGTGACGGCGAGGTGGTTCGTCCTAAAGAACCGAACTGGACAGCCTGGGCAAACGAAATTCGCCTGATGTGTGTGCAGGATGGTCGTACTCACAAACAAATCTGCGAGATGTACAGCCGCGTCAGCCGCGATCCGTTCTGGTGCCGTAACGTGCTCAGCCCGTCGAAGCTGCGGGAAAAATGGGATGAGCTTTCCCTGCGCTTATCGCCGTCCGTCAGCACGTACACCGAAAAACGCGAAGACCCGTACTTCAAAGCCAGTTACGACAACGTGGACTACAGCCAAATCCCGGCAGGATTCAGGGGGTGAGCATGAGTCTTTTGAATGACGTTCAGAAATTCATTGAAGCCCATCCGGGCTGTACTTCCGGAGACATTGCGGATGCTTTTGCAGGTTACTCACGGCAGCGCGTTCTGCAGTCAGCAAGCAAGTTACGTCAGAGTGGGCGTGTGGCTCACCGTTGTGAAGGAGATACACACAGACATTTCCCGCGCCTGACTGAGAGAGCGCAGGATCCGGAACCACAACCAGTTCGTGAAACCAGACCTGTGCGCAATTTCTATGTCGGCACTAACGACCCGCGGGTGATTTTGTGCCTGACCCGCCAGGCGGAAGAACTGGAGTCCAGGGGCTTATACCGTCGTGCTGCAACGGTGTGGATGGCGGCATTCCGTGAAAGCCACTCCCAGCCAGAACGAAACAATTTTCTGGCGCGTCGTGAACGGTGTTTACGGAAAAGCAGTAAGCGGGCTGCATCGGGTGAAGAGTGGTATCTGTCAGGGAATTACGTGGGGGCTTAATGAGTAATAAATATTGCCAGGCGCTGGTGGAACTGCGGAACAAACCAGCCCATGAACTGAAGGAAGTGGGCGATCAGTGGCGCACGCCGGACAACATTTTCTGGGGAATTAACACCCTGTTTGGCCCGTTTGTTCTGGATCTGTTCACTGATGGTGATAACGCCAAATGTGCTGCGTATTACACGGCGGAAGACAACGCGCTGGCGCATGACTGGTCAGAACGTCTTGTGGAGCTTAAAGGTGCTGCCTTTGGTAATCCCCCATACAGCCGCGCCAGTCAGCATGAGGGGCAATACATCACCGGCATGCGTTACATCATGAAACATGCCAGTGCCATGCGTGATAAGGGTGGGCGCTATGTTTTCCTGATCAAAGCTGCCACCAGCGAAGTGTGGTGGCCGGAAGATGCGGACCATATTGCTTTTATTCGCGGGCGTATTGGTTTTGAACTGCCTGCCTGGTTTATCCCGAAAGATGAGAAGCAGGTGCCGACAGGCGCTTTCTTCGCTGGTGCTATTGCTGTTTTCGACAAGACCTGGAAGGGACCGGCAATCAGCTACATCGGGCGCGATGAACTTGAGGCATGTGGTGAGGCGTTTCTGGTGCAGGTTCGCCAGCAGGCGGAAAAACTGGTCAGGGAGATGGCGGCATGACGACGTTAACTCAATGCCAGCAGCAGGTGCTGGATATGCTGATTTCTTACCAGCAAGAACGTGGCTTCCCGCCAACTAATCAGGAGGTGGCAACCATGCTGGGATACCGTTCAGTGAATGCAGCGGTGGAGCATCTTCGCGCACTGGAGAAAAAAGGCGTCATCACGATAAAGCGTGGCGTGGCCCGGGGGATAACGCTTCATACCGCGGTGAAGGACGACGACAGCGAGGCGGTCGGGATTATCCGCTCACTGCTTGCCGGTGAGGAAAACGCCAGGCAGCGTGCAGCCCACTGGTTACATGAGAGGGGCCTGAAAGTATGAAGCTGATCTTGCCTTTCCCGCCCAGCGTGAACACGTACTGGCGACACCCCAACAAAGGGGCGTTTGCAGGTAAGAGCCTGATAAGCGCGGCGGGGCGCAAATTCCAGAGCGCGGCGTGCGCAGCAATAGTTGAGCAGTTACGTCGTCTGCCAAAACCAACGTCGGCACCTGCTTCAGTGGAGATCGTGTTGTTTCCTCCGGATAACCGGATCCGCGATCTGGACAACTATAACAAGGCGCTGTTTGACGCCCTGACCCACGCGGGTGTGTGGGAAGACGACAGTCAGGTGAAAAGAATGCTGGTGGAGTGGGGACCGGTTATCCCGGAAGGGAAGGTCGAGATCACTATCAGTAAGTACGAGAAAACGGCGGGTGCAGCCGCCTGATTAAGAGGAGAAACGAAGTATGAATAATCTGATGGTCATTGATGGTATTGAAGTTCGTCGTGATGCTTATGGACGTTATAGCCTGAACGATCTGCATCGCGCAGCAGTAGCATCTGGTGCAAATGCCAGAACCAAGGAGCCGGGAAAGTTTCTTTCCAGCCAACAGATTACTGAGCTGGTTCAGGAATTGATCGATACCCAAAATCTGGGTGTCGGTTCATTCAATGAAACTACCCAAAATTTGGGTAGTAAACCTGTCAGTAAAATAGAAGGGCGGAATGGCGGAACATATGTCTGTAAGGAACTGGTGTATGCCTATGCAATGTGGATCAGCCCGTCATTCCATCTGAAAGTGATCCGTACTTTCGATATGGTAACCAGCGCACCGGAAAAATTATCCGGGCAGGCTGCTGACAAGATGCAGGCTGGAGTGATTCTGCTGGACTTTATGCGCAGGGAGTTAAACCTGTCTAACTCTTCAGTGCTTGGTGCCTGTCAGAAACTCCAGGAGGCTGTTGGCTTACCGAATCTGGCACCGCGCTATGCCATTGATGCTCCTGCTGACGCGCCTGATGGCTCAAGCCGCCCCACGCTGTCACTGAGTGCACTGCTGAAGCAGTATGGTATCCGCCTGACAGCTAATCAGGCATATCACCAGATGGTGAAGCTGGGGATCGTCGAGCAGCGCGAACGATACAGCCGTACCGCGATTAACAACATCAAAAAATTCTGGTCGCTAACGGCGAAAGGCTGCATGTTCGGCAAGAACATCACCAGTCCCGCAAATCCGCGCGAGACGCAGCCGCATTTCTTCGAATCCCGATTCCCTGAGCTGTTAAAGCTGCTCGATACCGTTCATTGAGGTGACCGTGAGAGCACTACTGACCCCTGAAATTGCCCCGCGTATGGGGATCGTATTGTTCAGACCAGGTTCAGAGCTGATGCCCCTGTTTATGCAGGGGCATGTCCTGCTGGAGCCTGAGCCGGAACGTTATTCATCTTTCGCCAGTGGTGCCGTTCCGGCGGCATCACAACCGCTGGCGGATGATCCTGCCGTTCGGGCCGTGTTC